TGAATCCCCCAAGATTATGATTACCAACATAAGGACCAGGTTCCTTTGGGCACCCGCAGAGGATTATTCTATCAAAACCAATTGAAACAGCAAACTTTCTCGCCAACCAGGCAGACCCACCACCTAAAGGAATGTCCCACCAGTGATCGATATAGGGTAAATTACCAGAACCAACAGAATTGACTGTGAACTCATGGCCGAAATTCTTCTGCCAGTGAATCCACCTCAGACTAATGAATCGCTCAGGATGTTGAGAGAATAGAGCGATTGCTTTGACTTCGCGGGCCGCACCATTGACCGCGATAATGGGGTAATCCCCGGCTTTTTTTAGATCGTCATGGAGACAGGCCGCATTACCCGCAACAATACAAATTTTAGACTTCAAATCTATTACCCTTTCTTGAATTATCAGAATGGGATAATAATTGTAAATTCCATGGGACATGTAAACCACATACTTTTTCCCCTTGTAATGGGACAATATGATCTACAGTTAATCCAGATTCAGATGCCTGGATATATATTTGCTCGATATCTTTAATATGATTTTTTGTTAACCAAGATGGTGTAGCAGCTAATTTTTGTATTTGTCGTTTTCTAGTAGCCGCAAGAACTTGTGCTTTTCTATTATGATTATGATAATAATCCCGATGATATTTTCTATATTTTTCTCTATTTCCCTCGCGCCATTTTTTATAATAGCCAGATTCAGCACGTTTTTTGCTTTCTACTTTCGCCCTGGCATTTATTTGTTCTCTATTCTGATCCCGCCATTTTTTATTAATAGCATTTATCTTATCTCTGTTATTAGCTCTCCATTTAGCTAAATAATTATTGCGTTTCTCACGATTTTTCTCTCTCCATTCTTTTAAATATTGCTTTCGTTTTTCTATTATTTCCATATAATAATGATAACAACATGTGCAATAAAAAGAAAGGGGGCATACGCCCCCGATCAGTTTTTAGATTAATATTTCAAATTAAGCACCAGAAGAAATGGCACCTGAAGTTGAAACGCCTACTTCGGCAAGGTTGACAGCACCATCTGTAATCACATTAGTGACTGCAAATAGTTTATACTGGGACAGAGTTCCAGTACGTACTGCTGTCGTCCAACTGAAGCAATGAATCAAATCACCAACTGCAAGGTTAAGGTTGTCGTCACCGTTGTTTAGGTATCCTGCTGCTTCAACAACATCCGCGAGATCAGTCGTATCATACCGATACAAACCATAACCATTGGCATTGGAGATCTGGGTTAAGTTTCCTGCTACATAAGCCATATCATTTATTCCTTAAGTTAAATTACGTGAGACCAAGTTTTGCCATTAAAGATTGCCCAGATAAGCTTCTGGCTTACACCAAAACGAACTGCGATTTTCCTTTGAGAAAGTCCATACCCTTTCAGATGTTTTATTTCTCTTACCTGCTTCTCAGTTAGTTTGGAGTTACCATTTGCTTCTCCGCCCTGCCAAGTTCCATGCATCTTTTTATCTTGATTGTTTTCACTTGGAGTAGCCCACCGTATATGCTTCCAATTACAACATTTTGGATTTCCACAAGAATGAGCTGCATGACTATTCTTGCTCGGTGGTTCCCCATGAAAATGCCTACAAACAAGTCTATGGACACCATCATGTCTATTCTTTTCAGAATTCCATAAATGTCCATATCCTCTAGGATGTTTGCTATAAGGCCAATCAAGACATTCATCGCCAATATAATTAAAGACAATATTTCTCAAAAAATGATGTGGTTCTCCAGTAATAGTTGTTAAAACCTTTTCTGGATCTCCGGTTTTCATCTTTCTTGAATAATGTTTATTACATAAGCCATGCGCTGCCTGAAGATTTTCGCAAGTTGAGATGATACATTTATCACGACCAGATTTCCTTACTCGCGTTAAAGTACCATTTCTACGCAATCTTTGATAATGGGTACTGCAATACCCTTTTTTATACGAACTATTCTTACATTCGTCCACAATACATTCATTCATAAATAATCCTCTCAGAATATTCAAAAGTGAAGTATATATGGGAAAGAGTATCATTGCAATATCCTACGACGTAACTATGGAAGCTGTGTCGTCTAAGTTGGCTTCCAGAACCCCTGTATCATCGATCATTACGCTATTCCCGCTCATCATATGATTGACGAAATGCGCTGCACGATCCCCATGCCAGGTAATATCAGCCCCGACAGCCTCATTTCCTGCCACATTACCGGCAGACTGTGCTACTGCATAGCCAACCGCCATTTTGTGCCAGATAAAGACCTTAGCTGTCGCAGTCCCAGCACCAGGAAGTCCGGTTTGCATCTTCCACTTGATGCCCATCCATTCTTTCCAGCGTGCTCTGCCAATTGCCGGTCCCTGCCGAAATGCCTGACCATCAGTACCGACATATTCCTCACGCTGGAACTGATCAACGGTCATCAACTGAGACCAATAGCGAGGCGTTACAACGGCATAAACCTGCCCGTCATTTGGCACATCATTGGCCCATGCCGCCTCAGCAAATTCGATTGCCGTGGCAAGAACGGTGGCCTTTGAAGTAACCGTCAGACTTACAGTACTTTGGCTGGTTGAATCCAAGGTCGTGGTAATCTGATCATCGACTTTACGACCCAGGGCCATTGCACCGCCAGAGGCGATGGCATCCCGATCATTGATATTGGTTTTAGCCTCATCCAGCTTATCTACCCAGTCACCTGCATAAAAATCAGCAAGCGTCACGCTGGGCGCTGTATGATTCTGGTTCATTGGAGTAATGGTGCCATGACGTGCTTTGGTCGTTGCAGTCCCTTTGCCGATCTTCTGAAAGACAGCAGTAGAACCCACAACATTATCCTTTACGCGAACGGCGTCCTTGAGGAAACTTCCTTGACGTTGGAAGACCTCATGTACTTTTGCTTCATAACTGGTTATGAATGCAGTATCAATTGAAGTAGACATGTAAATGCCCTCTCTTTAAGTTGAGTTTGGACACTTACCTTCAGGTGAGCCGGATTGAAGTATTAGGGTAGCCTTTCGGGGCCAGCAACCGTTAATCCGGGGCATTCAGTAGTGTAAATTCTTTGACGGGGCCTTTCGGGTAGCCGTCAGTGAGATTAAAACCTATCTCTTCATAAATGTCAAGCCGCTCGTCCAGCTCCCACAATTGGCTTATTTCCCATCTTAGCGATAAGCGATTGTTCTTTTTGGAATAATTTGTTCGCTCGCTTGCTGTCCCCTTCACTTTGAGCATCGGCGATCTGTTTGCGAACATCCCTAATCTGATCCTCAACGGTATCACGTTCGCTATCAGACATTGCCGGACCCAGTGTTCCTTCAGCCATTTCACGGCCAATAACGGCGAATAATCTGGACATTTCAGCACGATCCATGAGAAAACGACCATCTTTCAATTCGATTTTCGTCAGATCATCTAGTTTAACCCCAGCCCGCTGAGCAATATCAGTAAAAGCACGATTTGCTAAAGTCTTGTTTTTCTCGTAGTCGTCGCCTTTCCATTCCTGATGGAGCGCGTCGTCCTGTGCGTCAGCAAAGGCTTTGTCGGCTTCGACTTGCGCCGCCATCATCTTCTCAGAATCTTCATTGACCATTTGCGCCAATTCTTTGGCAACATTGTTGGGAATATTCAATGAATGGAACCGCTGAGACCATTCGGCCTGCGATGCTTTCATCTCATCGGTCAATTCACCTTCTGCTTGAAAGTCATAATCTTCAGCTTTCTCAGGGATACCCACCGCTTTACGATAGGCTGATATCTCATCATCCGAGGCGTTTTTCCCAGGAACACGGACTTGAGATTCGCGTTTTCTGAACCCTTCGATAGCGCGAATGGCATCTTCTTTGGAAGAGAAGCGATCAGCGGTCTTTCGTAAGTCATCGGGGAGATCAGCACGCCAATCACTTGGCTCTGGATCAGCATTTTTAGGATCAATTACAGGATCTTTAGGATCAACATCTTTCGGATCAACGTCTTTTGGCTCCACAGGATCATCTGGAGGGTCTTCAGGTTCTACAGCCCCCGCACCGACACCCCTCAATAAATGCGGATTTTCTGCCCAATATGCAAGCCAGGAAGGATCATAGGGATTTTCAGGACGTTCATTCGTATATAATTCCATCATTTGTTCCTCGTCTTAGTTGGCCGTTCATGCGGTTCATTGTTCACTGTATAAAGTAGTCTCAATGCCATGTTCCGTTCACCTTCACGGATTGCCATTGCATAAGCATCTACCGGGGTTCCAATCGCAGAGGGCTTGAATAAACGGCCCCAGGAGAGGATTTCATTAAATACTCGTTTACCTTCCGCTGTTTCAGTAAATAATCGCCGAAAGTCATGATATTTGTCTCTCGGTGAGTATTCGGTAGCGGAGAGGTTTTCATACAGATTATCCATGTTTTAATTTAGTGACGGTATTATACCTCTCATTGATAATATCCCGAAGTTCCAAGGCATTAGCTTCACCAAGGTTTTCGACGAATTTATCATAATCGATGATAATCTCACCAGTATCTCTTTCCTTGATACCGAAGTTGGACTTGAAGATTTTCACCCGTTCAACAGCAGCGCCTAGTGATTCTTTCATTGTCAGTAACTTGGCTTCTGCTGATTGTGCTCTTTCGATCCACGTAGATTCACTCATAATACTTTATTCCCCTTTCGTGAGTTTTCTGACTGAGAAAGCAATTGTAGGTTCCACGGCACATGAAGGCCACAAACTATTCTACTGCTCAACGGAATGATATGGTCAACAGTTAACGACATTTTCTGGGCCTTAATATAGATCGACTCTATCTCTTCTTTATGCTTGCTCGTCAACCATTTTGGCGTAGCACTCAACTTTGATGCTCTCCTAGAAGCTTCGTATATACGTATTTTGTGTGGGTTTTTATCCCTATATCTTTTTGTTGCTTGGTGTCCTTTTTCAGGATTTCTTGCTCTTCTGTCACGCTCAAGCCGACACTCTCTTTCTCTATTTTCTTCAATTGATCTATATTTCTCATGCCCACGACGGCTATGTTCTACTTTGTATCCCTTGCCTGGATTTGCTGCACGCCATTCCTGTTGCTGCTTGAGAATATGATCACGGTTCTGTACATACAACTCTCTTCGCCTTTTAAGTATACGCTCACGATTATCTTTTTTATATTTCCTTGATTTTTCAAGAAGCTCTTGACGATTTTCGGCTGAATATTTCTTCCAATACTCTTTTTTTTGTTCTGCCGCTTTTAATTCAGATGCTTTCATTATGCCCCCTCCTTATGCTCCCCCTGTGAGTCCTGCACTGTTAGCGGCATCTGCGCCTGTTTTAGCCATATTCAAAGTCTGCTCAAGTTGATCTTTCTGCTGTTGAGCTTCAATGGCCTGTTGACGTTGCTCTCTTATTTGACTGACCTCATCGGTCCCGTTAACGATCTTATCAGGAATCCCTAGTGCTTCTGCTGCAAATCTACCCAATTCATCCTCATTAATCAAATCCAGAGCATTCGGTTTGACCTGACTTAGACTTATCATCTCTTCAGCCCAAAGTCTGGCCGCTGACGCTTCGATTTGCTGTCTGATTCTCTTGACCGGAGATGCGTATTCAAAACGGATATTTTGTCCTTGCAGAGCTTCGGGAATGGGTAGGAACTGCCCACTACGAAGCATAATCATGAATGCCCTTTCCACCATTGGTGCCGTGTCATCGGTTTCCAACTTGCCAAACACAGGACCAATTTCGCGGATAAACTCTTCTTTTCTTTGAATAATTTCCGTTGCCGTCATCTGTGGGCCTTCTGTCGGCAGATTGAGAATATTCTTGAAGAATGCCGCAAAGACTTGGTTCCGAGTATCATCCTGCATATCGCGCGTGATTGGCAGGTTAGTTCCCGATTCTAAAGAGAAAAATGGATTCCCTCTGACGGCTACCGCAGTCTCCACATCATAATAACTCAAACCTCCAGGGAAGGTATTCAGTGCATCAAATGAACCATCATTAGGGGCCATCAAAGGCGGATCAGCGGCACGTTGACCGGCAATTAAAATAGTCTCACCCATCGCCTGGAGCGTGTCGGAATCCGGTAAAGCGATCATCCCAGGCGAACGGCCAAAATTCTCCCCACTTGTCGTATCCCAACGCGGAACAATAAACGGAAATTCGTTGAATCCACCCACCGATAATTCATGTTTTGCTTCGATTTCAATCCATAAATCAGCAATTGGTAGATTCTTGGCGAATAATCCACCTGACTTGCTTTCCTCACGAGGGATGACGGCATGTAGGACTTCGACCTTATCATCTGGAGTCTTTTGAGCGCGTTCTCGGGTCTTTTCGGAGAGATTTTCTAAGCCAAACCGGTTGACCATCTGGCGCACAGTGAATTTTCGCTTAATGAATATTCCTTCTGGGTTGCCTTCCTCACTAAAGAAAGGCGCGGCATCTTTTAGGTGGAGAGACTGGAAGAATAGCCGATTATGTTGTGCCGATTCTCCTATAAACATAACGGCATTAC